AGACAAAAGGTAAAGAATAGGGCTGAGTTTTTATTTGAGATGTATTGCGCTGAGAAAGAATATAACTTAGTGCGCTGTGGGTTTGATGAGAAGAACAAGAATGTAGATAACTTTTATTATCTAAACCCTGTATTAAGAAATCTACCCGATTATGTAGTCAATACCGCTAATGGCACTTGGGTAGTGATGGTGAAAGGCACAGCGAATATTAAGCAGAAAGAGATTGATCTTTTGCCAAAGCTGATTGAGTGCTTTCATAGTGATCGAGCAAAACTTATTTATGCGTTTTGTTTTTTGGGGAAAGAACCAATATTAGCTTCTCCACAAAAAGTAAATACTCTGTATAAAAATGCCACAGATAAGAAATGGCACGATGGAGTTGTTTATCGGTCATTGGAGGTATAAAGCTCTCTCGTCTTTTCGTCTAGTAGTCAGTCCTTTTAGTTCCTTACCGCCTGCCTTGTTCCACTTTAGAAACTCCTCGGCAGCAGACTCAAACTCACCCCTATTGTGTTTCATCCGAAGGGTAGAATTTTGGAGATTACCGAGTCCAACATTGAAGGCGAAAGACACAAGTGCGCCAAAGCGACCAGGAGTAAGCCCACTAGGACATAATCGTTGTACTCCGCTTTCAAACCGCGCCAAATCTTTAACAAGAATTTCATCTACTTCCCCCATCGTTAAGACTCTATCCCATCCGCTAGGGATAGGTAGAGCCTTTCGTTCTGCTAGTAATACTCTAGCATGACTAGGATCTATGACATGACCGACACCAACAGTCCAAAGTAAAGCTGGACACCGATAAGGGGTAGTTTTAACCCCCTCATGGTGTTTAATCATCTCAATGACTTTATGGTCAATCACTTTTTAAAAGCCTGAGTTCCAAACCAAAAAGAAACAACGGATGCCCAAATGATTTGAGTCTCATCATCCCATAAAAGATTAAGAGCTACATCGAATGGCACATCTTTATGGAAGGCAAACCAGAATCCAAACACCTCTACAAAGGCAAACATAAGGAATAGACCATAGGTAATTGCCGGTCTTACCATTGCCCTAGAGTTGATAACCCATTGTGCAGAACCCTTGCTAATCTCTATATCGTGTGCGTACAGGGATTGTCTTTCTTGTACCTGTGTCTGCATTTCTACTTGTTGCGTTTTTATTTCTTCTACATGGGCTTGTGCAGCGTAACCCTTTTCTAGAAGTTCTAGCTCTCTTTCAGTCTGGAGTCTTGCTAGTTCTAGTTCGTGTTTCTTGTCGGACTTGTCTTGGAAGAAACCTAATAGACTAGGCAAACCGCCTGTAAGGAATGAAATAAGGGTAGTAAATAGAGTAATCATTTAAAAGTTCCAATATAAATAAAAAGCAAAAACTATCCAACAAGTTCCAACAACCCAAGCCCACATGAACACATTAAAATCATCTTTCATTTCCACATTCCCCATGTACATTCGTAAGCAACCCAAGCTGCAAATATATAACACAATGCCATAACGCTTTTAAGTATTCTTCTATCGTGTTGTTCTAGATACGTGTCTTGCCGTTCTTCCCACTTCTTTCTAGCTTTAATACTTTGTATTTCATCCCACGCCTTTTCGCCATATTTCTTAGATATTTCGTGCTTTATCTTTTCTTCGGACTCCTTAGCTAACATCATCCTTTGGAACTCATCTACAGCATCAATGATGGTAGTGGTGTCAGGATTAACAACCCTTGATTTCTTTCTTGAATCAGCCCTTTCTTTTGCTGTTTTATCCGCTACTGCTAGTACCCCGTCAATTGCCTTACTAAGTTCTTCTGATGCTTTTACAGACTCGTTAAGAGTTTTGGTAACAGTTTTAGCACCATCTATAATTCCAAAAGGGTCTGACATAGTTCATAGGCTTAATTTAATTTCAAGACAAGAGAAAGTAGAATAGCAATAATAAAAGCTGCCGAACCTATAAGGATCTGTTCTAAGCGTTTTAGCCTAGCGTTGATTCCTGTATAGCGTTCAGCACAGACAGCTTCGTGAGCAGACAAGGCTGCCTCGTTTTTATCTATTAAATCAGTCATGGCAAGGTCGCATCTAAGTTCTCAACGGAGTTAACTAACTTGCCATATTTGATTGGGTCAATGTCTGTCATGCTTTACCTTTAGGGTACTTGGTCTTTACTGCTAGACAGTCTGCAATGTACTTGTCAATCTGAACTTGGTCACCCTTTACTACACCATCAATGTAATCGGTGATGGGTGGGTATTCTGATGCTCTTTTAGCAATATAAGCATGGGCATCTACATAAGCCTGTACTGCGGCTTTATCGTATGCAACTTCGTTGCCGTCTGCATCGTAAGCAACATCGCCACGAATGGTGACTACGGATGGGTTTAGTTTAAAAATAATTTCATGGCTCATGAAGCAATCTCCAATAATTGCAATGTTGCTGGGTTATTAGTTGCACCGCCATTCATTGAGCAAGAATTACCAAGTCGTGTTTCCATTTGGATTTTATAAGTGGTAGCAGATGTTGTTGCTGGGCTATCAACACATTGATAAGATGATGGAAAATCACTAAATTGCGTAGCACTTGAAGAAAAAATTAAATTATCTCCCCCATAAACAGCAGTTGAAGCACCTCTAACTATTTTCAATCTTAAGCATTCACTTGCAACAGCGGGTCTTGTTATTCCACCCGAATTAAATAAAATTAATATTCTGCTAGTGGCAGATGTAGGAGTAATTGTTGCAGTAAAACCTACATCAACAAAACTTGTGCTTGTAGTTGAAAAAATACCGCCAGTCATTACTGCACTAACCACTTGCAACACAGAACCAGTAGGTAATGCGGCTTTAGGAATAGATTGACCGCTAGATGCTGTGGTAATAATTGTGCCAGTTTCGTCTGGAATAGTTAAAGTTCTATTACTTGTTATAGCAGATGGAGCAATAAAATCAACATAGTTTGTTCCATTATCTGTATCTTCATACAAACGAACAGCAGATGGAACTGTTGAATTTGCTGGGATTGATAAAAGACCAGATACAACTCTTGCTGATTCCACTCCACCAACAGTCAAGCCTATAGTATCTGCTGCTGGGAAGTAAATACCTGTGTTGGTATCGCCTGTGGTGGTGATAGCTGGTAAGGATACTGTGCCAGCTTGGACTGTGGTAACACCAGTAGCAGATAAAGTTGTAAATGCACCTGTATTAGCTGTTGTAGCACCGATAGGTGTGTTGTTAATCGATCCACCAGAGATAACAGGGCTTGTAAAAGTATTACCTGTAAATGCAACACCAGTAATCGTTCCACCTGTGATCTTAGGCGTAGTCATGGTATATGTGCCATCACGAATACCATCTCCGACATCTCGGATCTGCGCCATCATATCGCGCATAGTATCGTTTACTGCTGATGGGAGCATCCCCTCTGGCGCACCATCTGGAGGTGCTGCTGTGTTATTAGCAGGGGTTAAAGAATACTTTGTATATGCCATGATTTTCCTTAATTACTCTGTTATTCCAAATGCAGCACCATAACCAAGGTTTAGTGCTTTCCGTTGCAATTCTTTACTAATTGGTTCTATGTTTGTTGTAGATGCCTTAGACATCAATCTTGCTGCTAACTTAGGATCTAACATGGCATCAACAAGCAACTCTCTAATTTGGTCATCTGTACCATTGTAGAGCCAATTAAGAGGTGCTACCACCTTATTTGCTGCTGCCGGTATTTCTCCAAACATTTGTTTGCCGATGATTCCACCAATAACATTAGCTGTAGAAAGATTCTTAAATGTATCTGATCCTGGCACTCTGCCAGACTTGTTTAATACACCAGAATCTAAGTCTCTGCCAACTCGTTCTAGGATTTTTACTTGCATCTGAGACATATCTGTTTCTTTTGCTGCTGCTCGGATAGCCCTAACAAAATTAGGCTGAGAAATCATAAATTGCCCTATATTGATAGGATCAGGAATTGTAGAAAGAACTTTGCCTCTAAATCCTTGGGCTGCTTCTACTTTTTCTATGTTTCTGCTTCTTTGTTTATAAACATTTAAATAATCTTTATATCCTGGTGCGGCAGAGTCAATAACATCATCTACAGAAGAAATAACTTTATTTAATTCACTTCTTGCTGCTTTAAACGCACTAGCACTAGCACCACCTCGGTCTGCTCTATCTAACAATCCTTGCTCGGCTGCTCTTAGATCTTTGCGAATCTCGTATAGTTCAGCAGGAGTATTAGCTCTGCGAACCATGTTACGAGCATCTTCCATAGCAGATATAACTGTATCTCGTTTACCAGCAGGAGTTTTTAATATATTGTTAATTGTGTCATCAACTACTAAAGTAATAGCAGATTGAAATTGCTCTGGTGTTGTTGTAGATGCTGCAAAAGCAGATTCTCTCATTGGCGCAGTAGCAGCTTCTCTATTAGAAATAGCAACATTAATAGCATCTTTGTCTTTAGCAAGTCTGTC